GCTAAAAAAGTTTCTGCTGAAGATGCCAAGGATAAAGTAATTGATGTTATTATGAACTTATTAGAAAAATAATTTATGGCAAAGAAATTAAAAGAACAAATAGATTACGGGAATACTCCTGAAAGAATGGACCCAAATTTGGAAAGAAAATTAGCAAGTCCTGAAGGATTGTATGCTCAGAATCCAGCAATGAAACAAGGTACTGCAGATGTACAAAGATTAGTTAGTAAAAGATTTCAAAAAGTTGCCGATAAATTAAGAGAAGTAACTGGTATTCAGGATTTAAGTTCAAAACAAGTTCAAGGTATGGTTTACCAAGAAATGATGAGAAAACTTCCTAATATCATGAGAATTGAGTCTCAACATAGAGATGAACTTATTGATTTAGCAAAAGAAGCTTCATTAGATGAAGCTGAAGTACCTGCTAATTGGTATCAAATTGAGGCGACTTTAGGTATGCCAGATACCGATAATTTTAGATTTGAACCTGAAGATGATGAAGAAGATGAGGATGAAAAAGAAGAGCCTTTAGAGTTTCCGTCTTTTGATGTTGAAGATTTAACTGATGAAGAAATATTAGAATTAGAGAAACATAAAAGAAATATTATTAACGCCCTTATTCAGGGAGCAGCAAAAAAAGGACATTACCTTTTTCAAAAACCTGAAATTAAATCAAGATTAGATGCTATTGACCCATCACTTTATGGTGATTATTTGGGTATCATGGCAATCAATGATTTCCTATATTTTAGTATGGAACAAATGATTGAAATGATGAGTCAAACAGGTCAAGGAGTTGCAGGAAAAGTTGAATTAGGTGATGCAGATGAAGATGAAGATGGTGAAGAAGGTGAATCACAATCTGATACAAAAATTATGGCAACAGGTATGATTTTCCCAATTCTTTGTCATGAAATTATCAAAGGATTAGAAGAAGCTAAAGGTAGACACGGATTACCAAAGGAGCCAGGTCTTCGTCAAAAAGTACAAGGTCAAACAGACATTTTATCTAACGAACCAATGCAGTTAAGGATTGGTCCTGAAATTGTTGAAAAAATTAGATTTGCATTACCTGATAAAATGTATGACCAAGATAATAAAGGACTAATAAACTGGTTTCATATATTGTTATACCAAATACCAGCACAAGAGTTTTTAGAAATTATTGGAAACGCCATCTCTGAGGATTCTTCAAAAGTTAAAAAAGCAACTTCAAAATTTGAAGAAATTATGAAAGAAGCGATTCAAATGAAAGATGAGTTTGAAAACTACAAAGAAGAAGAAAATATTGATTCAGATGAGGATGACGATGATGGTTTAGATGATTTCTTGAGTGGTTTAGGTATAACAAGACCTAAATAACATTTTGTGAATAAAGAACAACTTATTATAGAATTAACGAAGTGCATGAGGAATACTCCTTACGCACTTCGAACTTATTTACAGACATACGATAATACCGTATCAAAATACGTCCCATTAGATTTATTCCCCGACCAAGTTAGTTTAATTGAAGATTACGACAAACACAATGAAAATATTGCGTTAAAGTATCGTCAGGCGGGTGTAACAACCGTAACCGCGGCTTGGATATCAAAAAAATTAGCATTTGCCCAAAAGAACAAACCTGAAAAAATTCTTATTATTGCCAACAAGTTAGATACGTCAATGGAGATGGCTAACAAAGTTAGAGGATTTACTGAACAATGGCCCCCGTGGGTTGGCATTTCATTCTCAAAAGAAAAAAACTCTCAAAGACACTTTAAACTTAATAATAATTGTGAAGTTAAAGCGGTTGCAACATCAAAAGATGCCTTGAGGGGTTATACTCCAACCATTCTTGTATTTGACGAAGCGGCGTTTATTGAGGCAGACTCAGATTTCTGGTCAGCTTGTATGGCGTCCCTATCTACAGGGGGTAAAGTTATTGTTGTATCTACACCAAATGGATATGACCAAATTTATTATGAAATTTACGACCAATCATTAAGAAATATGAATGATTTCAAAATATCTGAGATGTTTTGGTATCGTGACCCAAGATATACAAAAGATTTGTATATGGTTAAAACTAATGATTTAGTACACTTTCTATTAAATAGAGAAGAATACAGTGATAAAGATATCATTAATTTGTCAATGGAAAATCCATATGAAAGAGACCACACTGTTGTAACCGACTATATTGAACAAGGGTATAAACCATGTTCTGCTTGGTTTGAAAGTATGGTTAAAAAATTAAAGTTTGACCGAAGAAAAGTTGCTCAGGAATTAGAATGTGATTTTTTAGGTTCAGGTGATAATGTGTTTGAATCTGAATTAATGCAAGGTATTTCCAAAAATACGCTACGTGATGCTCAAGCTAAACTTATGGGAGGTTCACTATGGATATTTAAAGAACCTGTAAACGGACATAAGTATGTAATGGGTGTTGATGTATCAAGGGGTGACTCTGAAGACTTCTCGTGTATACAAATCATTGATTTTGATGAAAGAGAACAGGTGTTAGAGTATGTTGCCAAAGTTCCACCAGATGTTGTAGCGGAAATTGCTTATAAATGGGGAACAATGTATAATGCTTACTGTGTAATTGATATTACAGGAGGTATGGGTATTTCTACATCAAGAAAATTACAAGAATTATCATATCAAGGTGGATTATATGTTGATAATGTTGATACAACTAATAAATGGAAATAGGACACAAAAATTAATGACAGAATAACAGGTATTAATTTTAAATCAAAAAGGGTTCAAATTATATCGGCGTTTGAGGAAAATGTTAGACATGGATTTAAAGTATACTCAAGTATATTATACAATGAAATGAATACATTTATTTATATTAACGGAAGACCTGACCACCAAAAAGGCCATCATGATGACTGTATTATGGGAGTATCAATGGCTTTGTATGTTGCAGAAAAATCATTTCAATCATTAGAAAAAGTTACCAATCATACAAAAGCAATGATTAATTCATGGTCAACAAATATTAATGAAAATAAAAACTCTTCAGACTTCTTTAATCCTATGGTTCCACAAATGGGTAGAGGTAATGGTATGAATAATCAAGGTGAAGCCACCAAGGCTGATTACCAAAAATATGGGTGGTTATTTGGTTCGCATTAACTATTTATATTATCAAGGTAATTAGTAAATTTAAACTATGAGTGATAATAATTTAACGGTATGGCAGAGGTTGTCCAAAACATTTGGACCAAACTCTTTATTAAAGCAAGATTATCCGACTTTTAAGTTTGATAAAAAAGAACTTTTGCGTACCCCAAATCGTGATGATTACGAAAGAGAAAAACTTCAAGCACAACAAACATTTTATTTAACAAATCAATGGGCTAAAGTTGAAAACAATTTATACTCTCAAGCGATTTATTATGAACCATCAAGATTATCTGCTCAATATGACTATGAATCAATGGAGTATACTCCTGAGATTTCAGCGGCATTAGACATTTACTCTGAAGAATCTACAACAACAAACGAAGATGGTTTTATTCTTCAAATTTACTCAGAATCAAAACGTATTAAGTCAGTATTAGCTGATTTATTTAATAACAACTTAGACATTAACACCAACTTACCAATGTGGACAAGAAACACTTGTAAGTATGGTGATAACTTTGTTTACCTTAAATTAGACCCTGAAAAAGGGATTGTTGGTTGCCAACAATTACCAACAATTGAAATTGAACGTCATGAGGTTGGTGTTACTGCCAAAATTACTGTTGATATTACACAAGAAAAAGATGAGAATAAAAAGGCTCTTCACTTTACTTGGAAAAACAGAAACATGGAATTCCAATCATGGGAGATTGCTCACTTTAGATTATTAGGTGATGACAGAAAACTTCCTTATGGTACCTCTATGTTGGAAAAAGCAAGACGTATTTGGAAACAATTATTATTGTCTGAAGATGCGATGTTAATCTATCGTACATCAAGAGCACCTGAAAGAAGAATGTTTAAAGTATTTGTGGGTAACATGAATGATGATGACGTTGAAGCATATGTAAACCGTGTTGCCAACAAGTTCAAAAGAGAACAAATTGTAGATTCTAAAACAGGTAATGTGGATATGAGATTCAACCAAATGGCGGTTGACCAAGATTACTTTATTCCTGTTCGTGACCCTGCGGCACCAGACCCAATTACAACATTACCTGGAGCAACAAACTTATCAGAGATTGCCGATATTGAATACATTCAAAAGAAATTATTAACAGCACTTCGTGTTCCTAAGGCATTCTTAGGATTTGAGGAAGTTGTTGGCGATGGTAAAAACTTATCATTACAAGATATCCGTTTTGCTCGTACAATCAACAGAATTCAAAAAAGTATGATTGCTGAGTTAAATAAAATTGCAATCGTTCATTTATTCTTATTAGGGTTTGAGGATGAATTACAAAACTTTACATTAGGTTTATCTAATCCATCTACACAAGCAGATTTATTAAAAATTGACGTTTGGAAAGAAAAAGTTTTATTGTATAAAGATTTAGTTGCGGACCCAGGAAATGGTATTCAACCAACATCTTCTACTTGGGCT